AAATCCACTATGTAATGGAGATTGTAATGGATCTATTACAGTAAATCCTACAAATGGTACAGCTCCTTTTAATTATACTTGGATCACTTTGCAAAATACACCAACAATAAACAATTTATGCGCAGGAAATTATACAGTTACAATTACAGATGCAAATAACTGTACTGTAACAGCAAATACTACATTAATTGATCCCCCTGTTTTAGCAGTACCTTTAATGGTTGCAACTAATCCTGTTTGTTTTGGAGATTGTAACGGTACAGCAACAGCAAATCCAATTAATGGTATTGCTCCATACACTTATTTATGGGATAATGGACAAACAACCCAAACAGCAATTAATTTATGTGCAGGCGCTTATAATGTTACAGTAACAGATGCAAATGGATGTCCTGCTTCAAATACTATCGCTTTAGTAAACCCACCAATGGTAGTAGTAGGAAGTATTACCTCATTAGATACAATATGTTATTTATCTTCTAATGAAACATATTCAGTACCTAGTTTAGGTGCAGGATATTCTTATAATTGGTCAAGTGTAGGAAATATTACTTTAGGTCAAGGAACTAATAATATTTTAGTAGATTGGTCAACATCACCCCCAGGATTTATACCAGGAGCTGTTAATGTAGTAGCGATAAATCAATTTGGTTGTACAAGTTTACCACAAGCGGTTGATGTTTATATTTTAAACATTTTACCCACGATAGATTCGATTGTTTCATTATGTGACTATGCCAATTGTGTAACATTAACTGGAAGTCCTATTGGAGGAATATTTACAGGTAATGGTGTTAATGGAAATTTATTTTGTCCTTCCCCTTCTATTGCAGGTAACAATACAATAACATACACTTATGCACAATCAAATTGTACTTTTGATACTACTTGTTCAATAACCGTTTATCCTAGACCTTCTATTTCACAAATTCAAAACGATTTAGGAAACTTAACATCTGAATTTATAGAATTGTGTGAAGGAGATAGTATAGGTAGAGTTTATAGTGCAACTGCTTTAGGTGGAGGTAGCGTAGTATGGATTTTAAACCAAGATAGTATTACAAACCCAACATTACCTATTACATGGAACAATTTTGGAACATTTACATTTTCAGCAGTAGCATATGAAAACGGATGTGTATCTTATCCTGTATCATTTGCAACAACTATTCAAAGATGCCCTGAAGAATTAATTTACATCCCAAACACATTCACCCCAGATGGAAATGAATACAATCATGTTTGGCAACCTGTATTCATCTCAGGTTTTGATCCTGCTGATTTTTATTTAACAATATACAATCGTTGGGGAGAATTAGTATTTAAAAGCTATAACAGTGCAGCTGCTTGGGATGGAACATACAATAATACAGTATGTCAAGACGGAACATATACTTGGGTCATAGTATACGGAGACAAAAACACAGATAAAGAAACATTAATTAAAGGAAATGTTACCCTTATTAGATAGTGCAATATTTATAATAGTATGAAACTGAACCATTTACGTACTTTAGTTAAAGAGGAACTTAATAAAAAGTTAAACGAGGAATACCAAGACAAATTCAAAATGGTTGGTATGCTTATAACTAACATTAAAAAACGCCCTCAAAAAGAAATATTTTCTGATATCCGTTCACTCCCAGGAATTACAATAGCATCTGTAAAAGAACCTATGCCTTATAATGAACAAAACACAGAAAAATTTCAATCTATAATGACTATTAAAGTAGATGGTCATCCTTGGATTACAAAAGGTGGATTTGATCGTACAAAAATGGAAGATATACGCAAAGAAATATTAAAAGTAGAAGGAGTTTTATCATATAATGTAAATCCTGATAATATTTCTTCTCTTTAATATATGTATATAAGACAATAAAGTTATATTAAATAAAAACTATGAGTGAATTTAAATTGCCAACTGAAACAGTTGAGTTACCATCTAAAGGCTTACTTTATCCTGAAGATTCTGAATTAGCAAAAGGTACAATTGAAATTAAATACATGACTGCTAAGGAAGAAGATATCCTTACAAACCAATCCTATATTAAAAACGGTACTGTTTTAGATAAATTAATGAAATCATTGATTATATCAAAAATCAACTATGATGATTTATTGATCGGTGATAAAAATGCAATCATGGTTGCATCTCGTATTTTAGGATATGGTGCTGAATATACTTTTAATTATTTGGGTGAATCACACACAGTAGATTTATCTCAAGTTGAAAATAAACCATTAAAAGAAGAATTGTTTACAAACCATGTAAACGAATTTATTTTTACACTTCCTAAATCAGGTAATACAGTCACATTTAAACTCTTAAGTCATAAAGACGAACAAGATATTACACGTGAATTAGAAGGTTTGAAAAAAATTAACAAAGATGCCTCTCCTGAACTTTCAACACGTTTAAAATATCTAATTCTCTCAGTAGAAGGAAAACGAGATAAAAAAGATATTCGAGAGTTTGTCGACAATTATCTTCTCGCCCAAGATTCCAGGGCATTAAGAGAATATATTAGAGAGATTCAACCCGATGTTGATCTAACTTTTTTTCCCGACGGAGGTAATGATAGAATCAATATCCCAATTGGGATTAGCTTTTTTTGGCCTGACCTATGAAATAGCTCCCCAAGCTAGGGCTGCTATATTTACCCAAATTCACGAAATAGTTTTTCACGGTAAAGGAGGATACGATTGGAATACAATCTATAATATGCCTATATGGCTTCGTCGTTTTACCTTTTCAAAAATTCAAGATTTTTATACTGAAGAAAAAGAATCTTTAGAAAACAAAGGAAAAGGTGGTGGAAGTAAAACAGTAATTAACTCTGATGGTACAATAAAAGCCCCTGAATTACTTCAAAAAGCATTCCAAAACAAAAATATTCCTAAATATAGCTAAAAATGTTGATTTTCAATATTTATAATAAAATACATTAATAGTGGCAGACTTAGATGATTTAAAAAAACAAATTGAAGATCTTAGAAAACAATATTCTGATCTTACAAAAAAGCCAGCAGCATTATTTAATACAGATAACTTAAAAGATGCTAATGCTGCTATTACTACTTTAAATAAAGCTATTGCAGACGCTAAAAAAGAAGCAGCTAGTTTAGAAGCAGGATTTGGTGGAATAGATAGTACTATTAAAAGCATTGTTTCTGAATTAAAAAAAGGAAATGATGCTTCTACATTAGCTACTAAAGCATTTAGAGGGATTCAAAATATTACTGAAAAACTTAAATATGATCAACAAGATATTAGCAAATTAAGTTTAGAACAATTAAAACGACAAAAGGATAAACTTAAAGAATATCAACAAGAAATTAGAGATCAATCAAAAATAATATCTGAAAAAGTCCAAAGTTTAGTCCTTGATAAAAACGGAAACCAACTTGCAGGAGCTGCATTACAATCTAGATTAGATAGACTTAAACTTGATAGACAAATTAATGAGTCTGAAGCAGCTATATATATGGCTGCTAAAGAAAATTTTGCAATTTTTGAAGAAACTAATAGCCTCTTAAATGAAAGGATAAAAAAAGAAGAAAAAATTAACGATACAATTGGCCTTACAGGTAAGTTAATGAAAGGAATTTCTAAAATTCCTATAGTTGGTCAATTTATTGATGCTGACAAAGCATTAGAAAAAATGCGAGAAACTGCTGAAAAAACAGGCAGTAAAATAGCTGCTTTAGGGGCAGGATTTAAATCTATAGGTGGTGATATAGCAAAGGGGATTATGGATCCTTTGTTTTTAGTTACCCAATTAGTTAAATTGTTTGTAGATGTAGATAAGCAAGCTGGGGAGTTTGCTAAATCCCAAAACATGAGTTATAAAGACTCATTAAAAATGAGAGAAGAATATGCTTCTATGGCTGCATCTTCTGGGGACACCGCATTAAATGCTAAAAGGCTCATGGAAACCCAAAGTGCTATTGGAGCAAGTTTAGGAACAAATGCTAAATTAAATGAAGCCGATTTAAAAACATTTACTAAATTACGTGAACAAGCAGGATTTACTAATGAAGAATTAATTTCAATTCAAAAAGTATCTTTAGTAAACGGAAAAACCCTAGAACAAAACACTTCAGAAATATTAGGAGGTGCTAAAGCATATGCTTCCCGTAATAAACTTGTTGTAAATGAAAAACAAGTATTAAGAGAAGTTTCTAAAGCATCATCTGCCTTAACATTAAGTTTGGGAGGAAGTTTAAAAGCTGTATCCGAAGCTGTAGTAAAAGCTAAACAATTTGGTTTGACCCTTGAACAGACTGAAAAAATGTCTGAAAGTTTACTTAATTTTGAACAATCTATTGAAAGTGAATTAAGTGCAGAATTATTAACCGGAAAAGATTTAAATTTTGAACGTGCTAGAGCATTAGCTTTAAATGGGAAAACCGCTGATGCCGCTGCTGAAATTGCAGCCCAAGTAGGATCAGCTGCTGATTTTGGTAAAATGAATGTTATCCAACAAGATGCTATTGCAAAATCTATTGGATTAAGTCGAGAAGAACTAGCTAAATCATTAGTAGAAAGAGAAGCATTAACCAAAATCGGTTTTAAAGACGCAGAAGCAGCTAAAGCAAAATATGATAAGCTTCGTGAAACGATGACTGCTGAAGAAGCAGCTGCTGAATTAGGTGATGAACAATTAGCTAAACAATACGAACAACAATCTAATGCTGAAAAATTTGCTCAAACTATGGAGCATGTTAAAGAGATCTTTGTTAGTATTGTTGATGGTCCTATGGGTGCTATATTAAATGGGTTAGCTACTATGTTACAAAGTACCAAAGTAATCTATGGTATTACTGGACTTTTAGCTGGAATTTATGCTGGAAAATTAGTTGGAGGTATTGTTCAAACTATAGGAAAAATTGTAGCCATGACAGCTGCTAACACTGCGAATGCTGCTGCAGCTACTGCTGGTGCTACCGCAGTTTCCTTTGGAGCTATCATCCCAGTAATTTTAGGAGCAGTAGGAGCTGTAATTGGGTTAATAGCATCATTTACAGCAGATGATATGATGTCAGCTCCTCCAGGATACGGTAAACGCACTTTATTAGGACCAGAAGGAGCAATTCAATTAAACGATAAAGACACAGTTATTGCGGGTACAAACTTATTTGGAAATGATGTTGCCTCTGAACCAGGTAAATCTACCAAAATGGGTGGAAAAGGAGAAATTAAAGTAAAATCCGAAGGTAATGATATGTCAGCGGTAATATCGGCTATAAATGCTTTAGCTAATAGACCAATAAATGTATCAATTGATGGTAAAAAAGTAATTGAAGCTACAACAGGTGCTCAACCAAACACTCAAGGAGACGAAAATAGAAAAAATAGTTACAAAATGTCTTAACATATAATATTTATAATAAAATAAACAACCATGGGAATCTTAACTAAATTAACAACTCAAGGATCTGCTTTTACAGCATATGATGGAACTACACCCCCAGTAAACCCACTTGCAACTCAGCAGTCAAAATTACATGTTGACGGAAATCAACCTGGATATTCATTAAACGGTGCTAATGCTAATCAAGTAACAGCAGATTATAATGCTTACCAAGATGGTACACCAAACCAAATTCCATTACCTTCATTATTAGATATAAATGGAGTTATAGCTCCTGTATCACCAGGTGGACAAGGTTTACCGTATTTGAACAATTTACCTGGTTAAAAAATATTTAAATGGGTCTTTTACTAAAATTAAATAATGGGGATACCCAATTAAAATCACTTAAATTTGGTAATGACAGACCAGGAGGAGGAGATAGTGGACAACCTTTTATTCCTCAAAACATACAAGCAGGTGTTCAAAACCCATCCTTTTATAACGATTTTATTGTACGTGGAGGAATTGAAGCTCCCTTAAGTGCTGCTGAAGATGTAGCTCGTTTAGCAAAATATTTTATAAACATTAAAAACCCTAGCGGGCTTTTATTTACTGCAAAACAAAACCTACTTTCTCGAGTAGGGACAAAAACAGAGGCTTCTAAAGGTTTAGGTTATGCTGGAGGTGCTTTAAATGAAGGTGCATATACACCATTATCTACATTAGCTGAAGCTGGAATAGTATGGGCTGGAGGTCATATAAACAAACAAGGTTTAGATCCTACTGGTTTGTTTTCATTTGCTTCTATTAACAAATACCAAGATATTATCTCCCAAAATCAACTTACTGGGAGAATTGATTTAGAAAATAATAGATTAGTTAGACTTTCTACTTTAATTTCATTAAACGATGGTGAAAATAATTTTGCTTTTGTTAAAGGATATAGTTTAAATCCTACACTAGAAAATGATGTATTAATTTCTTATGGAGGCGGACCTGATTCAGTTTTAGGGATAGGAAAAACTAAAATTAAATTTGCAACAGGAAACGATGGTGTTCCTTTAAAAACACTAGTACCAAAACCAAAAGATTATTTAGTAGGCACCCCCTCTCGCCCAGATAACCAAGACAAGTTTCAATATCCAACAGGTTCATCTTCAACATATGATGAATATATAAAAAATTTTTCAAGTAATTTTGCTGTAAATAATTTAATTAAAAACGGATTAAATTCATTTCAACAAGATTTTATAGTAGATGTTTACGAATCTGGATCTCTTAAAAGCAATAGTAACATAGGGAAAGGTTCTTGGACACAACAAAATTTTGCAAATCAACCTTTTAATACAGATTCAACAATATCTGAAGATTTTAGACAAATATTAAATCCAACAGAAAATCCTCAATATACTTTTTTAAGTTTAGCTCCAAATTATACAACTAAAAATATTGAAGATAATCTTAAATTAGGCAATCCTGGAGCAAAAGGAAACATTTCAAGTTACACAGCAGGTAAAAAAAATACAGTAACAGGAGCTAGAAACGGAGCCGTAGATAGAGTAAATGCCTCTCCAATATATAAAACAAACACTAAAGATGGATCTAGATATTCTACTGACCCAGATTTAAAAGATATTATTCCGTTTTTTATAGCTATATTAAATAATGATTCTCAAGTTGGAGGTACATATAAAAAATATATGCACTTTAGAGCATTTATTGACTCGTTTTCTGATTCATATAATGCAGATTGGAAATCTATAGAATATATGGGTAGAGCAGAAAAATTCTACAAATATGGAGGATTTAGTCGAGAAATATCAATGGCATTTACTATTGTTGCTCAATCAAGAGAAGAAATAACAATTATGTACGATAAGTTAAACTTCCTTGCCTCCTCACTTGCTCCTGAGTATCTTGATAGTTACACATCAGGATATATGGCAGGAAATATTGCATACATTACTTTAGGAGGATATTTAGATGATCAACCAGGAGTTATAACATCATTAACATTTGATGTTCCTGAAGAAGCACCTTGGGAAATAGGTATAAATGATGCTGGAAATAATTTACCTGCAAAAGATATCAGACAGGTGCCTCATATGATTAAAGTAACGGGTATTAAATTTATTCCAATTCATAAATTTAGACCTGAAAAACAATCATTTAGAAATGATAAACTTGGTACAGATAGTACTAGATTATTAAATACAGGTAAACAAAGATATATAGATCAACTTCGCCCTGAATCAACTAATTATGATGCTGAAAATTTAAAAACAGAATTAGATGAATTAAACGAAGCTGAAAAAATTGCTTTACTAAACTATGCTAGGCAAAATATATTATTAGCAAATGCTTCATTCATATCAGTAGATCCAAATCAATCTCAAACCCCATCAGGAATAGAAAATGTTACAAATAACCAAGGTTTAATTAATACAATTTCTCAACAATAGTATGAACAGATATAATAGTATCCGTATAGTTAAAACCACTGAAGACCCTAGATTAAGGTATGCTGTGACCAAATATCCTACAATTTTACTAGGTCCTTTAGATATTTATGTTTTTACAACCCAAGGTGATAGATATGATGTTATGGCACAAAACTATTATAGTGATTCAACTTTATGGTGGATAATTAATCGTGCAAACCCAAACCAAGACGCAAATTCAATATTTCCTACTGTAGGAGCTCAAATAAGAATTCCTTCTTTTGATAGAGTAGGAACTATAATAGCACAATATGAAACATTAAATCAATTAATTTAAAAAAGTTATGGCCATTATTGGAGAAAAATTAGAGTCTTATGTTATAGATCAGATAAATGCTAGACAATTACTCCATGGAAGTGGTGCTGGAACAGCTAATGATGGGTCTCAAGACATTAGGTCTGATCAACAGATTAACCTTTTAAATTCTAATACTTCTTGGATAAAATTAGCATCTGGAATTTCAGTAGATGCTAGTAGATTAAGAGATATACAAGTAAGTACATCTTATAGTGGAATGGGTTTAGCAAAAAATTACATTTTGTATGCTGGTGTTTCAAGATTAGAACAAGACGGAACAGATAGATTAATTCAAAGACAAGGTTTTCTTCCTCAAACTCGAAATAGTTCCTATACCTATGGAACATATGGGTATTCTCCTATGCCTGGTATTTCAAGTGCTGATATAAAAGCATTAAACCGTGGTTCCCTTAAAAAAGCAACAGTTAAACTTACTGCTCATAATAAACAACAATTTGATATTATTGATCTCCTTTATTTAAGACTAGGATATACTGTTTTACTCGAATGGGGCAATAGCATATACACTCCAGATGGTGTTACTAGGGAAATAGTACGTAATACATTACTTGAAAATACATTTTTTAACATCAACGGGAAAGGATCATATCTAGATATGTTAGGTCCTATTGAACAATATAGAAAAAAATATGCGGGAAACTATGATGCACTTTTAGGTAAAGTATCTAACTTTAGTTGGGCTTTTCAACCTGATGGATCATATGATATAGAACTTACTATAATAAGTTTAGGTGATGTTATTGAATCATTAAAAACTAACATTTCATCCCCTCAAAATTTAACAAAATTTATTGAAGAATCTACCGGAGGCAAAGAAAACCCTAGTGAACCATCAGATCAAATTGACATTATAGAAGATAATAAAGATGCTAATGCTATAGCTTCTATGTTATGGACTTGGAAATGGGTTAATAGAACAGGAGTAAGTGCAGATGCAGAATCAGATCCTCTTTATATTAAATTAGGAGATGGAACAGAATCTTTTGTTGGTGGATTTTTAAACCCTTCCGGAGAAAACATTACAGCAAACTTAATAAGTTATAAGTTTTATTATACAGCTTATGAAGATGCACTTTTTGATGGGTATGAAAATCCTATCCGTACTAATTTTCCTGATCTTTACCCAAAATATGAGTCTACAATTAAAGAATTTGCTAAACCTAAAACAAAAGAACAAGCTGAAGAGTATAGAAAATCTCTTGAAGAAAAATTAGGAGATAAAAAAACTTTTGAATTTTCTAGAGAAGTTTATAGTAGAGAAGGAATTAAAACTATAAGATATGCTACATATAAAGTAAATGTCCGATTTAAATATGTTAAAAATTCTGAACGTTCAATTACTACTAATAGCCCTATTGAAGGTTTTGATAATGATGATGCTTTTTGGATTAATACAGAACCAGTCCAATATTATCTTCGATTTGGGGCTCTATTAGAATATATAGAAAACGATATTTTACCCAAAATAGACATTAGTGGCACTGATAAACCTCCAATTTTTAATATTGATTTAGACACATATTCTAACTATATGTATTCTTTACCTAATCAAATTTCATTAGACCCAAGAGTTTGTTTAGTAAGAAACGACCATTTTACAAAAGATTCAGGGACTGCAGAAGTTTTATCTAAATTAAATCCTTTTAGAGCAGAAGATTATGTTAAAGACAATCCAAATTTAAATAAAGCTTACCCTTTTAACATTTATTTAAATTTTGAATTTATTATAGAAAGTTTAAATTCAAATGCTGATGAAAGAGGAGATGTTAATATGTACAACTTTTTAAAATCAATATGTGATGGTTTAAATAAATCTTTAGGTGGTATAAATAATCTAGAACCTATAATTGATGAATCTAATAATACTTTAAGAATTATCGATACTACCCCAATCCCTGGAATTGGACAGAGTACTACAGATTATATTCTTCAATTGTATGGATATAGAAAAGCGGGGTCATTATATGATTCTACTTTTGTTAGAAAGGTTGACTTAAAAACATCCATCACCCCAGAATTTGCTACTATGGTTACAATAGGAGCAACTGCAGGAGGATATGTTAAAGGAACAGAAGCTACAGCGTTTTCAAAATGGAATATTGGGTTAACTGATAGATTTAAAGAAAAATTTATCCCAGGAAACCCAGAATCACAAAACAAAGAAGGAGAAATAGATGAAGCTGTCGTAAACTATACTGAAAGATTTTTATCACCTAAAAAATTCACTTCATGTTATGGGTTTAGTGGAAATCTTATGCAACCTAGCTCAAAACTAAAAATTTCTACAGATGCTATTGAAAATAATTTATCTGTTGTAACAGAATACTTTAAATATTTAATAGCTTCTAACAAAACTAATTCAGGAGGAACAATTGGGTTTATACCATTTAAAATTTCCTTTACTATGGATGGTATATCGGGAATAAAGATATACAACAAATTACACGTTGATACTCGTTTTTTACCTAAAGCATATGGTGATAACTTAAACTTAATTGTTACAGGAGTAAATCATAAATTAGCAAATGATGATTGGGAAACTGATATTGAAGCAACTGTTATTCCTAGAACTGATGGTGGAAGTGATGTAATTATAACAGCTGAAGCTATAAAACAAGATATACAAGAAGTTAAAAATGCTCCATCTAATGGTGAAATAGGATATCCTGTTTCCCCACAAGATTTAAAACTAGTAGAAAAAGCTGGAGGAGTTGCCCCATATATTCTTTTACCAAATGGACAAATTAAAGTTAAAACATGGCCTTCAAATCTTAGACCTGGAGACCCAGGATATAATCCTAAAGCTCGCCATTGGTTTGTTCCTAACCTAGATTATCCATTAGTAAGTGTAAAAATCCCATCTAAAAATGGAGAAAAGTCTCTTCAAGTTCATAAAGATTTTGCTGCTAAAATAGAAAAGGTAGCAAAAACTATTAAAGATAATGGTCTTCAAAAATATATTAAATCTGTTGATTCTGGATTTGCCCTTAGAAATGTAACGAATGGCACAAGATTATCTAATCATGCTTTTGGATTTGCTATAGATCTTAATGTTACCTCCCCTGGTCATGGGTGGAATCAAGGATTTATTTTAGGTGATAAAAAAACTACAAGTAAAATTATTTTAAATAGAAATACAAAACCATTTTCAACCCAATTAATGGGAGAACAAGAATTTGGTTTTTGGAGGGTAGCTAGAAGTTTTGGATTTGAAGGTATAGGATGGTATTATGAAAAAGATGCAATGCATTTTTCTATAAATGAAGGTTTACAAACAGATATCCCAAAAATACCAACTAACTAAAATTTTATGACTTACTATCCTTTATCCCAAATAAAAACTAATTTATATACTAATGGAGGAGAATATTCTCTTTTAACAAATAGAGGCAGGTATGTAGGGTATTATTATGAAGTATCTACCGGACAAAAATATACTGGTAAAAATCCACAAGATAAACCTAATATTTTATTAATTCCTATTACCTTAACTAATGAAGTTGATCCAACAATCCCATTTGTTCAATCAAATTTAGATAATTTAATTACTTTAAATAATGTAGTAGGAAGAGATCAAGCAAAACAATTTGAATTTGATACTTCTTTTATCCCACCCCCATCATTAAATACTAATCCAAGATTAATACCTAAATTTAACCTAACCCTTCCAACTCCCCAAGACCAACAAAACGGACAGTTTACAAGATATTTTTGTAAAAAAACTAACGAAATACAATACTTAGAAATTGATATAGATACCTTTAAAAAACTTACCCATAAAGACCCCCAAATAGCCTGGGATTTACACAATCCAGTTTCTTTAATTTGGCAAATTACAGGCAATAAAGAACAAGTTTATAATTCAAATAGGGCATCCACTATTGCTATAGAGCAAAACTTAAAATGGTATGGATTTTCTCAATACTTTCAAGACAAATTTTTAAAATATTATCAATCACAAGATATAAATAATTTGTACACAACAGGTGGTGAATTTACAACTAAAAATGGACAAAATTACATTGGATTTTATCATATACATAATGGTATAACACCTATGGTAGGAAAAACTCATATAAATACCCCTCACGACGTTTTAATTTCTATAAAAAAACCACAACCTATAACCCAAACTACTAGCAGCATAATATTACCAACTCTCCCTAATATTCCAAGTGGAGGAGGAAGCTACTCTGGGGGAGGAAGTTCTATAGGTGGAAGAGGAAGTTACTAATTTAAACTTGGAATTGTAAAATATAGTTTGTATCTTTAAAGCATGTATTGGCTTATAGAAGATCCTAAACATATAGAAACAATTTGTAACATTAGCTACCAAACAGCATATGTTGAAGTAATCCCTACTTCACATAATTTTCACCCTGTTAAAAATGAAGTATGTGCTCTATACATTCGACCAAAAGATGATACAAAAGGATACATCATACCTGTTAACCATAGCGAAACAATAAATTTAACAATAGAGGATTGTTTAAAAGTATTAAACAGTATAAAATGTATTTACGTAAGGGATAGAAAGGAATTTTTACATTATTTTGCTCTTAAGCATTGCTACCAACCATCACCCTCCCCCCATACGTATATACCTCAACAAACAACAGCTCACAATTACATTTACAACAAATACTCAAACATTCAAAATTTAAACACAATAGTACCGATTGTAAAACACTATGAGGTATGTGAACAAAATCATACTAACTTTAAGGGTGAAATAAACCCATTTTACAATAAAGCAGCACTTGTGTTTAATCAACTAGAACAAACGGGTATAAAAGTGGACCCTCAATTATTTGAACAGTACTTTGATCAACAAGTAGACGAGTTTATATACACGCAATATAACCTAAACACATTAACAACAAGGCCATCAAATGCCTTTAACCATATTAATTTTTCAGCCCTAAACAAAGACAACAATGAAAGAAAATGTTTTATACCCCGCAATCAAAGTTTTATTGAGTTTGACATATCTGCTTATCACCCTACCCTTTTGGCTAATCTTTGCGGTTACGACTTTGGCAGTGACGATATTCACTTATCTTTTTCTAAAATGTATGGAGTTGATTACGCCAAAGCAAAAGAGATCACGTTTAAACAGCTTTATGGAGGAATATGGAAGGAATACGAGACCTTGGACTTTTTTCGACAAGTAAAAGCATATACAGACGATTTATGGAAATTATTTAATATAAACGGCTATATTAAATGCCCTATTTCAGACCATAAATTTGTAAAAAATGATCTGGAAAACATGAATCCGCAAAAGCTTTTAAATTACGTACTACAAAACTTGGAGACCGCAAATAATGTTCTTATATTATACGATATTTTTAAAATATTACGAGGAAAAAATACTAAACTCGTGTTATATGTGTATGATTCGTTTTTATTTGATTACGATAAGAGTGAACCGGATGTAATGCTTAAAGTATTAGGAATATTTAACAAATATAAATTACAAGTAAAAACTAAAAAAGGCACTAATTATGCCAATATAAAATAAAAGTTATGTATAGTACTTTAGAACAACCCCGTCATATGTATGATCAATACGACTATGATTTTACATTTGAAAATTTATTGATGAACAATAGACTGTTTTGTACTTTTACACCATTGAGTGAGTTAGAGGCGTTGGTTAGTGCGTTGTCTAGTCGTTACAGCATCATGTACAACAAAATGTTTGTGCTACACATTAAAAGCAATAACGAATACGTTATTACATACAATGTAGATCAAGGAAATGTAAATGATATTCCCGATAATACAATTCTCGTACATAGAAAAAAAGAATCAAACACATTATATACTATCAACGCATTAAACGAGTTGATTAAAAAGTTAAACGGTGGAGTTGTAGACACCCGTTTCCCAGTAAACTGGCAACATTATAAAAATTGTATTTTGTTAACTCAACATAATGAGATTAAGCAATTAAATACAAAGATTTATCAAATTGTTGAACTATAATTTGGTTATTTAAAAAAAGGTTATTATATTAAACGTTGTAAACAATTTAATTTTAGTTATATTATGAATCTAGACGCAATCAAGAAAAAACTTGAGTCAATGCAAAAGACCTCTAATGGTGGTTCAAGCAACAATTCAAGCAATGTTAAGCGATTTAAGCCTACCATTGGAAAACAAACAGTCCGTGTTGTACCTTTTAAATACAACAAAGAATTTCCATTCACGGAAATGAAATTTTACTACGGTATCGGAAGCCGTAAAGTAATCGCTTCGCCTTTAAATTGGGGTGAAAAAGATCCAATTGCAGAATTTGCAAAACAATTACGTGGAACAAACGACAAAGAAAATTGGCGTTTAGCTAAAAAATTAGATCCGAAAACTCGTATCTATGCTCCTGTAATTGTACGTGGTGAGGAAAGTGAAGGTGTTCAATTGTGGGAATTTGGTAAAGAAATTTACGAAGCATTTTTGCAAATGGCAGCTGATGAAGAAGTAGGTGATTTTACAGATATCATGTCTGGACGTGACATCAAAATGACTACAGTAGGACCTGAAGCTACAGGTACAAAGTACAATAAGACAACTATTACTCCATCAATGAAAACTTCTGAATTATCTGAAGATTCTAAATTGATCGAAAAATGGTTAGAAGAGCAAGAAAATCCAAAAGATTTGTACAAGCCACTTCCATTTGATACTATCAAACAAGCACTTCAAGAATGGTTAAATCCTGAAGATGAAGAAGAAACAACATCAGAGGAAGTAGTTGATGAAGTAAAAGAAGAACCAAAATCAAACTACAGTTTATCTACTAAACCAGAAGCTAAAAAGTCAAAAGTAGAAGCATTTGATGATCTGTTTGGTGAAGATGATGACGATGCTCCATTTTAATTAAAATAAACAAGTTATGGCAAAAGGAAGAAAATCGCTCACTGAAGCGGCGGACAAGGAACTAAAATCTGCGTTCAATTTAGATAAATTTAAGGCAAATAAAGGTTTAGCATCAAACGTTAAATTCAAAGAACAAAAGTGGATTCCATTTTCACCCGCTCTACAGGAAGCATTGTCTATCCCTGGCATTCCTATGGGACATAATTCAATGGTTCGAGGTAAAAGTAACACAGGTAAATCAACTATGACCATCGAGGTAGCAGTTAATGCTCAAAAGATGGGAATATTACCTGTGTTAATCATTACCGAAATGAAACATGATTGGAACCACTGGAAAACAATGGGTTTTGAAATTGAAGATGTTGTTGATACTGAAACAGGTGAGATTGTTGATCAAACAGGTTTCTTTATCTATAGAGATAGAAGTTCATTGAATTCAATTGAAGATATTGCTGCATTTATGATCGACTTATTAACCGAACAGAAAAAAGGCAATTTACCATACGATCTACTATTTATTTGGGACTCAGTCGGTTCAATTCCATGTCAAATGTCTATTGAACAAGGTAAAAATAACCCAATGTGGAACGCAGGAGCCATTGCAACTCAATTCGGTAATTTTATCAATCAACAGATTGTAATGTCTCGTAAGGAAAGCTCAAAATACACGAATAGTTTATTTATTGTAAATAAAGTAGGTGTTGCTCCGGCTCTAACTCCAATGTCACAACCTAGGATGACAAATAAAGGTGGAGATACATTTTACTATGACGTGTCATTGTGTTTAACTTTTGGGAATGTTACAAATGCTGGTACTTCTAAACTTAATGCTGTTAAGGACAAGAAAAAAGTTGAATTTGCATTGCGTACAAAAATTGCTTGTGATAAAAATCACATCAATGGAATTACTACAATGGGTACTATTGTTTCAACAGTACATGGGTTCATTAAAGATGACCCGAATGCAATTAAAAAGTACAAAGATACTCATGTTCACGAATGGGCAGATATTTTAGGACAGGGTACTTATACAGTACAAGAAGACAATAGTGAGTGGGACGAAAAAGCACCAACACCTGATTTATTTGAAAACGAAGATTAATATGAAAAAAGACCTCTTAAACCTCTTAAACAATATACAAGAACACGGGGAAGAAACCCCACAATCAGAGCGATACCTGCTTATAGATGGACTCAATCTTTTCTTTCGAAATTTTAGTGCAATCAATGCAGTTAATTCAAATGGAGTTCATATTGGAGGTTTAGGAGGATTTTTTCGTTCTTTGGGAGCTTTAATTCGCACCATTCAACCAACACAAGTTTATGTTGTGTTTGATGGTGTAGGTTCCTCTAATAATAGAAAAAATATTATTCCTGAATACAAGTCAAACAGAAATATAACTCGAGTAACTAAACATGAACTGTTTGATAATTTGGAAGAAGAAGATGACTCCAAAGTAGATCAAATAGTTCGCATCATCCAATACTTAAAAACGCTACCTGTTAAAACAGTTTCGTTACCTAGAGTAGAAGCAGATGATATTATCGCTTATTTAAGTGATACTTTAATTACTAAACCCGAAGACAGAGCATTCATAGTATCCAGTGATAAAGATTATTTACAGTTGGTAAGCGAGCAAGTAATTGTTTATCGTCCAATTGAAAAAGAATATTACACAACAGATACTGTAAAAGAAAAATTTAATGTAACACCACATAACTTCCTATTATACAAATTATTAATGGGTGATAGTTCTGATGGGGTAACAGGGATTAAAGGATTAGGGGCTAAAGGATTATTCAAAAAATTCCCCGAGTTATCAACAAGAGATTTATCATTTGATGATTTAATTGATCTTGCTGAAGCTAAATTAAAAGAACATGTAGTATACGCAAGAGTATTACATGATGTGCCTTTGCTAGAAGACAAATACAGGGTAATGGATTTATCTAATCCAATGATGGATGATAAAGATAAGATGTTTATAGACAAGTTTGTTGAAGAAACACATTTACAATTCCTACCTCACACATTCGTTGAAATGTGCAACGAAGACCAAATTGGAAACTTAATTCGAAATACTGAATTCTGGGTTCAAGATGTTTTCAAAGATTTGTTGGTTACCCAACAATAAGTTATTAAATTTAAATAAAAGTTATAATATGACCCTCCAATCAATTGATGAATACGGCCCATCGTTCCAAATGAAAGTAATATCTTCATTGTTAACGCATAAAGAATTTTTACAGAACATCAATGATGTATTGAGTGATGAATATTTCTCAAACCCAGCACATAAATGGGTTATAAATGAAATTTTAAATTACTACGAAAAATATCATACAACCATTTCAATGGATATTTTAAAAGTTGAAATGAAAAAGTTAGATAATGAAGTACTTAAAGTATCTGTAAAAGAACAGTTACGAGAAGCATATAGAGCAGACATTGAAGATTTAGCTTATGTACAAGAAGAATTTTCTACATTTTGCAAAAACCAACAGTTAAAAAAAGCACTATTGAATAGTGTTGATTTATTAAAAGCAGGTGATTACGAATCAATTAAGTACATGATCGAATCAGCGATGAAAGCAGGTGCTGATAAAAATATTGGGCACGAATATAAAAAAGACACTGAATCACGTTACCGTGAAGATCATAGAAAAATTGTTCCAACTCCATGGCCCGCTATTAATGAATTAATTCAAGGTGGTTTAGGAAATGGAGATTTAGGTTTAATTTTTGGTAGTCCTGGAGGAGGTAAATCTTGGACATTGGTTGCTTTAGGTGGATTTGCTGTAAAAATGGGATATAATGTTATCCACTATACTTTAGAATTAAGTGAATCATATACTGGAAGACGATATGATGCTTTTTTTACAGGTGTACCTGTTGACCAATTAGAAAAATATAAAGATAACGTAGAAGCATCAACATCTGATCTATTAGGTGAATTGATTATACGTGAATTTCCAATGGGAAAAACTACAATTTCTACAATAGAAGCGCATATAAATAAAGTAAAAGATTTAGGAATTAAACCAGATCTTATTATAATAGATTATATTGATCTTCTTTCTTCAAAACGAAAAAGAGGAGATCGTAAGGAAGAGATTGATGATATTTATACAAGCACGAAGGGATTAGCTCGCGAATTAAACCTACCAATTTGGTCAGTTTCGCAAGTAAATCGCGCAGGAGCCAAAGATAATGTTATTGAAGGTGATAAAGCAGCGGGAAGTTATGATAAAATGATGATAACTGACCTTTCAATATCGTTATCAAGAAAGAAAGAAGATAAAGTTAACGGAACAGGGAGACTTCATATTATGAAAAACCGATATGGAATGGATGGGCTTACTTTTCAAGTTGATGTTAACACATCTACGGGCCATATTTCAATTGGAGAACATTATGATGAAGAAGCTGATACCCCGAAAAAAATGTCAAGTGAAGAATATGAAGATCTTGATAGAAAAATGCTAGCAAACAAATTTTTTGAATTAAACACATGATAACTGAACTAAGACCTCATTACAAACCATTTGAATACCAAACAGCATTTGAATTTTACAAAGACCAACATAGAGCACATTGGCTAGCTGATGAGGTACCTTTATCTTCAGATTTGAATGACTGGAAACTTAAATTAAGCGAATCAGAAAAAAATCTAATAGGTAATATCTTGAAATCGTTTGCTCAAACAGAAACGTATGTAAACGATTATTGGGCAACAAAAGTTGCTGTATGGTTTCCTAAACATGAAATCAAAGCTATGGCGTGTGCATTCGCTGATTTTGAATCGATACATGCTGAGGCTTATGCTCGATTAAATGAAGAACTTGGATTAGATAACTTTGAGGCATTTATGGAAGATGAGGAAGCAAAAGCTAAAATCGATCGTCTAGTTGAACTACCTGGGGATACATTACGTGAAAAGGCACTTTCATTAGCCATATTTTCTGCATTTACAGAAGGTGTTAATTTATTTAGTTCATTTGCTATTTTGATGTCCTTCCAATTACGTAATTTAATGAAAGGTACCGGACAGATTGTAGAATGGAGCGTACGTGATGAATCATTACATTCAAAAGCTGGATGTTGGTTATTTAGAACAATGATAGAAGAAATGCCTGAATTAAGTGAAGGTATGGAATCACAAATTTATGATGCCTGCGATGTTTCAGTTAAATTAGAATTTGACTTTATTGACAAAGCATTTGAAATGGGTGAAATTGAAGGTTTGAATAAAAACCAATTAAAAAACTTCATCAAGGAACGTGCCAATCAAAAATTAATTGAACTAGGTTATAATCCTTTATACAACGATATTGATCCAAACCTTTTGAAATCAATGGAATGGTTCGGACATTTAACAAGTGGTAAAACACATCAAGATTTCTTCGCAGGAAGAGTAACAGATTATTCAAAATCAACCGCTGACTGGAGCGACTTATAAAAAACAATAAATGAGTAAATTAAACATAGACACAAGTAAATGGGTGAAGGGTAAAGATTACCCTGAATGGATGGATGAAATTGGCACTTCTATTATCTCGCAAGGATATTTACTCCCAGAAGAAAATGTATTTAAAGCATTTCATCGAGTATCAAAGGCAGCAGGACGTAGATTAAAACGTAAAGATCTTCAACCATTCTTTATGGAAGCAATGGAAAAAAATTGGTTATGTTTAGCATCTCCTGTATTATCAAATTTAGGTACTGAACGTGGTATGCCAATTTCATGTTTTGGAATTGATACAGATGATTCAATTGAAGGAATTGCACTAGCAAATTCTGAATTGATGCGTTTATCATCTCAAGGTGGTGGAGTTGGGATTGGTGTATCTCGAATTAGAGGTAGAGGTAAAGAAATTGCTGGAAACGGTGTATCTGAAGGTGTAGTTCCTTGGGTTAAAATATATGATTCAACAATTTTAGCTACCAATCAAGGATCCGTTAGACGTGGTGCAGCATCTGTTAATTTACACGTGAATCATCCCGATATAGAGGAATTTTTAATGGTTCGCCGTCCAAAAGGAGATGTTAACAGACAATGTTTAAACATGCATCAATGTGTTGTTATCGATGATGATTTTATGAACAAATTAGAGGAAAAAGAACCACGTGCTTTGCGATTGTGGGGAGAAATCCTTAAAACCCGTTTAGAAACAGGTGAACCTTATTTAATGTTTGAGGACAATATCAACAACAACAACCCACAAGCATATAAAAATAATAACTTGAAAGTCTCGATGACAAATATTTGCTCCGAGATTGCACTTTACACAGACCCATTACATTCATTTATTTGCTGTTTATCTTCATTAAATTTGGCACGTTGGGATGAATGGAAAGACTATAAATTTGAAAACGGAATGACTTTACCTGAATTAACTTGTTGGTTTTTGGAAGGTGTATTACAAGAATTTATTGACAGATCCAAAAATGTAAAATTCATGGAAAACACATACCGCTCAGCAGTTAAAGGTAGAGCAATTGGTATTGGTGTTTTAGGTTGGCATACATTTCTGCAAGAAAAAGGAATACCGTTTGCGGGATTACAAGCAAACTCTTACACTCGAATAATGTCTCAATTCATTGAAAATGAAACATTGAAAGCATCACGTGACCAAGCAGAATTATATGGAGAGCCTGAATGGTGTAAAGGTACAGGTTTAAGACATACCCACCACCAAGCAATTGCTCCAACAGTATCAAATGCTAATATTTCAGGTGGAGTTTCCCCATCAGTTGAGCCAATTCCTGCAAATGTATTTAACTTAAAAACCGCAAAAGGTACATTTATTAAACGTAATCCAACATTGGAACGTTTACTTAAATCTAAAGGATATAATATTGACAGTATTTGGGAACAAATCGCTAAAGATAAAGGATCGGTTATGGGTTTACCTGACCATATTTTATCTCCTGAAGAAAAAGAAGTATTTTTGACATTCAAAGAAATCAACCCATATGAAATTGTTCGCCAAAATGGGATTAGACAAAAATATATTGACCAAGCTATTTCATTGAACTTAACATTTGATCCATCTGATTCACCTAAATACATTAGTGAAGTGCATAAGTTAGCTTGGAGAGAAGGTATTAAAACATTGTACTATATGAGAAGCGAAAGTATCCTAAGAGGAGATAACCTACAACGTACAGCTGACTGTGTTTCTTGTGAAGGTTAAATATGTATAATAAAATGACTAGAACTGTTAGAAAACTTAAACGAAAATACTGGTCCCCAACTCCAAAAAAATGGAGAAAAATTGGAGACACTTTTTTAGCCCTATCTTCAGTACTTGCGATTGGAGGGTTATGGCAATTTGATAATCTTAAAGACATTTTTACAGTATTTGAAATTAAAGCAATGATAGTTACTTCTATTGCTATGGGTGCTACAGGAAAATTTTTAACAAACTTCTTTAAAGAAGAAGAAACTAAAGACATTTAATATGAACTATGATTGGTTAAAAGAAGAAAAATCTCCAAAACTTTTAGTAGAAGCTATTAAACATATTGGAGTTAAAGAAATTGTAGGCTCAAAGCACAACCCAGTTATTTTAGAGTGGGCGGGAGCTGTAGGACTTAAAAGTATTTACACTAATGATGAAATTCCATGGTGTGGATTATTTATTGCATATTGTGCTCATTCTGCAGGTTTACAAGTAGTAGAAAGACCATTATGGGCTTTGAACTGGGCAAAGTATGGTAATAAAGTTGATGAACCTATGCTTGGTGATATTTTAACCTTTAAAAGAAATGGAGGCGGACATGTTGGGATTTACGTAGGGGAAGATAAAACACATTACCATGTATTAGGTGGAAACCAAAACAATTCCGTAAGTGTATGCCATCCTAAAACACCAATACCAATTGCTCTACCTTTAGATGCTGAGCGGTATGTGTTTTCCATAAAGCGGATATTTTTAGAACGGTCAATAAATTCTTGTAGTACACCTTCTAAAAACCAACAAGTTAATTCAGGTAAAGTCATTCCATTTTCAAATGTATGTTCTTTCCATTCATCCCATCTTGCTAAATTAAGAGAAGATAAACAACAAATAAATGAATGTAATTCATCTGTGTATAATGAAATTTCAGAACAAATATTTGTCATCGAAACATGTAAATTGTTCTTTTTATATGCTTCAGGATTTGCATTGTTTACATTATCCTCAAACATAATATAAGGTTCACCTGTTTCTAAACGTGTTTTTAAAATTTCACCCCATAATTTAAGTGCTTTAGGATCACGTTCTTCAACTTTGTTCATAAATTCATCATCAATTACTACACATTGATGCATATTTAAACACTGTCTATTAACATCACCTTTCGGGCGACGAATCATTAAGAACTCTTCAATGTCAGGGTGATTGATGTTTAAGTTAACTGAAGCAGCTCCACGTCTAACTGAACCTTGATTAGTTGCTAGAATAGTTGAATCATAAATTTTAATCCATGGAACTACACCCTCAGATACACCATTTCCTGAAATAGGTTTACCGCGTCCTCTAATTCGAGATACACCAATACCTACACCTCCACCTTGAGATGATAAACGCATCAATTCAGAATTTGCTAATGCAATTCCTTCAATTGAATCATCTGTATCAATTCCAAAACATGAAATAGGCATTCCACGTTCTGTTCCTAGGTTTGATAAAACAGGTGAAGCTAAACATAACCAATTTTTTACCATTGCTTCATAAAAGAATGGTTGTAAATCTTTACGTTTTAATCGACGAGCAGCTGCTTTAGATACTCGTTTAAATGCATCAAAAACATCTTCATCGGGTAACAAATACCCTTTTGAAATCATTGATAATGAAATCTCATTCATCCACGTAGGGTAATTTTTACCCTTAATCCAGTTTGTTGTATCTACTTGTATGCTCATAATTTTATAAATCGCTCCAATCAGCGGTTGATATTTTAACCTTTAAAAGAAATGGAGGCGGACATGTTGGGATTTACGTAGGGGAAGATAAAACACATTACCATGTATTAGGTGGAAACCAAAACAATTCCGTAAGTGTATCCAGAATTGCTAAATCTAGATTACACCAAGCAAGAAGAACAGCATGGAAAATAGCTCAACCAGCTAACGTAAGAAAAGTATTCCTTGAAGCAAAAGGAACTATTACTACAAATGAACAATAAAATATAATAACATGACAAAAGAACAAACACTAGGAATTATCCGCCATGCTTTAACATTTGTTGGAGGTATTCTTTTAATGAAAGGAATCATAGATGAAACAATTTGGACTGAACTTTCAGGTAGTGCTATGACACTAGTTGGAATTGTATGGTCAATAATTGACAAAAACAAAAAATAATTAATTTTTTTTTAAAAGTATTTGGAGTTCCAATAGGGACTCCTTATTTTTTCTACATGGACGATAATATCAAAACGTATTAATATTTATGATACGAAATGGAGCCCTTATTAAATAACACCCCAATACAATGGGTTCAGGTTACTGATCCTTCTACTGGGAGAGTATATTATGCTCCTGATTCGTACATTTATACCTTTAATGATAGTGAAAGATTTATAAATATAGAAGGAATACTTGTAGCAGATGCTTCATCAGCTAATACTGGTTCCTTATTAACAACTGCTTCATTTACAAATCCTCTTTTAGAATTTACAAAAGGAAACGGAAGTGGATTTGCATTAAATTTATCTTCTTTAGTAGTTACAAATGCCCAAACTGCATCCTATATAAATGGAGGAACGTTTTAATGTCAACAAGAATACCCTTTCAATGGAACACAGCAAACTTTAATTGGAATGCAATAAATCCAACTGATGGAAAAATATATCCACCAAATGAAATAGTAACTGGGACAAATTTATGGAATGATTGCGCTTTAATTATAGAAATAATTGAAGCAATGCGAGGAGGAAAATCTCCTGACGACTATTTAAACCAAAATCCAGAAAAGAAAAAACAATTTATTAAATTGCTTTGCAAAGTACAGGGAAAAGAATACAAAGAAAATAAAGAGGTACATAAAGCCAAAATATTTATACGAGATGTAAAACTAGTTGCTAAAGAAGTACTAGGAGTAGACGTAAAAATTAACAAATAATGTATACACTATACACAGACAAACAAGAACTTTTTGAATGTTCTATATCGCTAGAAGGAGCTTCTGTTAAAAACAGTAAAGTTCGTTTAGTGGTAGAAGCAGATAATTTAAACCTTTTATTTAAAGGAACCATTGACTCTAGTGGAAAATGTACCGTTCCTATCCGTAAATTAAAAAATCTTTTAGAAGAATCAACAAAAGGTAAAATAAAGCTTGAGGTTATAGCAGATGATACGTATTTTACACCATGGGAATCTGATTTTGAAGTAGAAACTGCTAGAAAAGTAACCGTGGAAGTAAAATCACAAACAAACAAAAACACACTTGCTGAAAATAAAACGGGGGTTACCGTTAAAAACATTAAAGTAGGTGACCATGTTCAAAACTTGTCTAGAATGCTTGTGAAAGAAAATATTAACGTAAACAATATGGCTTTAAACAAAGCCAAATTAAACAATGTTATATCTTCTTATTTGAAAATAAACAAAATCAGCGATGATGAAAAAAGCAGAATAATAGAGGGTATTATTCGAACATTAATTTAAAATAAGTTATGGCAGGACCTTTTGATTTTACAGGTCAAGATATAGAAACAACATATCAGAGAGTTCTTCAAACTGATGGTGTTAACATATACGATGGGACTGGATCTCTGTTTGTGATTTCGGGTTCATCCCCTTCTATAGACACTGGTTCTTTTGCAACTACAGGGTCAAACATTTTTGTAGGAAATCAAATAGTAACAGGAAGTATCTTAGTTACAAACTCCGTGTCTGCCTCATATTTTGTTGGTACAATAGATGGAGGCACTTTTTAATATTTATAAACAATGAGTACAATTATAACCAGAAATAGCGCAACTTCAGGAAGTACACCTGCTTCACTTGTTCAAGGTGAATTAGCTATCAATGTAAAAGATGGCAGACTATTTTATGGTTCAGGTTCAGGAAATGTAGTAAAAGAATTTACTGGAAGTGCAAGTGGAGGTGGAACTATTAATACTGGTTCATTTGTTACTACATCTTCATTTAACAATTATACTGGTTCTAACACGTCTCAATTTGCAGGTACGGCATCATATGCTACAAATGCTTTAAGTGCTTCATATGCAATAACCGCTTCATACGCTTTAAACGCATTAAGTGCTTCATACGCAACAACAGCTTCATATTCAAACAATTCAACAAGTGCTTCATTTGCAACAACTGCATTAAGTGCTTCATATGCTTTATCTGCATCATATGCACCTGCAGGAAATCCATTCCCATTTAATGGTAATGCTCAAATTTCAGGCTCATTAGGAGTAACTGGTTCATTTAGTGTGTTAGACAGTATCGATGCTACTAATAAAATATTAGTTGGTTCTGGTCCAATGCCAGGCAGCACGGAAGATTCGGTTAACTGGGATAGCAGAACATTATTCGATAGTAACGGAAATTTTTCAGTTAGATGGGGTAATCTTCGATCTTTATATGATACAAATGTATCGCAGTCAATCGATTGGAATACCCGACAACTTAAAATAGACAATGGTTTTAGTGCTTACACTGTTGATTGGAACACGGGTATATTACAAGACACGGTTGCAAAAACTTCTATTGATTGGCAAAACAGACAGTTAAAAAACAATAATGGAACCGGGAATCTAAACTGGAGCTCTGGCGTATCAATAACCGGATCGTTAACTGTATCTGGCTCATCAACATTTGCAAACAGCGCAATTATATCAGGTAGTCTTGTAGTTACCGGATCACTAATCGTATCCGGTTCATCAACATTTACAAACATAGGACCTGCTCGATTTTCTGGCTCATTTATTGTTCGAGGAGATTTAATCCCAGGATCCCCTCCATTCATTCCTAATATTGGCCCATATGATGCTATTAAGGTAGACGATATTGCTGGTCAAAGACTACTCTATGGAACGCCAAACCAAGGTGCTAGCGCTAGTATAGATTTTGGAAACAGAACACTATACACACGTAACGGAACCGATGCATTAAGTTGGAGTGGACAGTCTGGAACATACGAGACATTTCTTTACAATCAACAATATATCACCGAAACTAGTAGAGGTAACTTGTTTGGATACAATAGTTACGGCGGACAAATTTTAGGAGATTCGTATTTTAATATTGCAGTTACAGACAACGATTTGGTTTATCTAAATACAGATGGGCAGTGGTATCAGGTAAATCAAACTACAAATACTTCAACCAAAATGTTAGGAATAGCTAAGAACATATTTTCACAAACCGGATCTGTTGTAATAGAAGGCGACATAGTTGTTACTACTGCAACTGGATACCCTGCAGTTGCTAATGCCGGATACGGACTTCCAGTATACATTAAGCAGGGTGCAGGAACGATTATGGATACAGCAATACCAGTATCTGGATACGTAAGGTTATTAGGACACTGTTACTGGAATAGTGGCGGTGGCGGCACTGAATGGATCATGAAATTTAGACCATCACATGAGTGGATTGGATTATAAAAGGTAAAATATGGTTACAAGTATAGGCGGAGTTCCATTTGGATCAATATTATATATTGATGGTGTTTCTATTAATAACATAGTAAGTTATATGGGGACGACAATTACCCCACCAATCCCAAACTATTACTATGCTGTAGGAAGTTTCGGTAGTTTTAATGCACCATCATTTAACCGATTCGTAGCAACAGATTTGTCAGGATCAATCGATACTACATTTAATATGGGGGCTGGATTTAATAGTACAGTACGATGTATGGCTACTCAATCCGACGGAAAAATAATAGTTGGCGGAGATTTTACAACATATAGTGGATCATCAACAAATTATTTAATTCGACTTAATACTAATGGAACCAAAGACACAACATTTACTACACCAGTCTTAAATCAAGGCGTATATAGTGTTGCAATACAATCAGATAATAATATTATAATTGGCGGTGCTTTTACAACGGTAAGTGGTGTAACATCTCCTAGACTAGCTAGATTAGCCAGTAATGGTACTCGCGATGCAACATTTAATGTAGGAACTGCCGGAGCTGGTGCTATTGTTAGAGATATTAAAATACAATCTGATGGTAAAGTAATTGCAGTTGGAGATTTTGTAGCGTATAGTGGATCAACTAGAAATAGAATAGTTCGACTAAATACTAACGGAACATATGATACAACATTTGTTACGGGAACAGGTTTAGGTAATAATGCCGTTAACGCAAACATCCAATCAGACGGAAAAATACTAGTCGTTGGAGCATTTGCATCATATTCGGGTTCAACTAATAATTATATAGTTCGTATTAATCCAGATGGCACTAAAGATACATCATTTACCATAGGTACTGGATTTAACAGTACTGTTTCGATATCGAACTTACGATCTGATGGAAAATTAATGGTTGCCGGTGCTTTTACAACATATAGCGGATCTTCAAGAAATTTTATTGCTAGATTAAACTCAGATGGTACTGTTGATACTGGATTTAATGTTGGTACTGGTTTAAATACCGGTTGGGCTGGTGGATTAAACAATTCAATTGCATTTGATTTGGAAAATAATACATATTTAGCATCAGATAATTTATCATATAGTGGTTCATTTGTGCCTCGTATCTTTAAAGTTAAAGATAATGGAACTTTAGACTTGACCTATAATCCAGGAATTGGTTTAAGTAGATTTGCAATTGCAAATTTAATCTCAGGAAGTCGTTTATATACAGCAGGAACATTTGTAAATTACCAAACCCCGGGTGCACCGGGCATAGCAATGATATCTGATTCTGCTACACTATCTTCATCATTTAATCCTGGCATAGGTTTTAATGGGGATGTTTATACGATTGCTCGACAATCTGATGGAAAAGTAATAACCGGAGGAGCATTTACTTCATATAGCGGTTCTACATCTACGCGATTAGTTCGTATAAATACTAACGGAACTTTAGACGCAACATTTAACGTAGGTACCGCTGGTGCTACAAATATTGTACAAGATTTAGCTTTACAAACAGATGGTAAAGTTATTGCCGGAGGGCAATTCACAACATATAGTGGTTCATCAACATCAACCACGCGTTTGATGCGTCTTAATACAAATGGTACCCAAGATTTAACTTACAATACAGGTGTAGGTTTAAATGCAACTGTATATACAGTATTACCAACCGCCGATGGTAAAGTACTCGTATTAGGAGTGTTTACAACATATAGTGGCTCGACGGTTAATTACATAACACGTACTAATGCAAATGGTACCCGCGATACTGGATTTAATACCGGAACTGGATTTAATGGAGTCGGATATACCGCAGTAACCCAATCAGACGGCAAATATATTGTTGGCGGTAACTTTAGCACATACAGTGGATCGTCTGCTAATCGCGGAATAGCACGACTTAATACTGATGGCACACTTGATCTTACATTAAATGATGGGGCAGGATTTAACCAACTAGTATCAGCAGTAGCAATGCAATCAGATGGTAAAATTATTGCCGGAGGAAATTTTACAACATATAGTGGATCATCGATTAATCGAATTGCGAGATTAAACAGCAATGGCACGCTTGATACAACATTTAATGTAGGAACTGGCATAGACACCCAAGTAGCGACAAATGGAATAACAGTAGATGCAGATGGAATTATTTATTGTGTTGGAAATTTTACAACCTATAGCAGTTCAGCAGTGCAAGGTATAGTAGCTATCAACCCCAATGGAACCATCAACCAAACATTTTACTCAGGCTTAACTGCATCATTTAATGGCACTGGCCGAGGATTTACTATTAATGAAACTGCATATAGATTAATACCAGCATAAAAAATAAAAACTATGACACTTAAAGAATTTTTAGAAACAAACACAATTTCTGCCGTTGATGTAGTTAACGGTTTTAATTTAATTATCAACGTTTATGTTGAAGAATCTATCTATGGTTTAAAAGTAGATACCTCAAACATACCAGCAGGCACTCTTTTAACTAAACGAGAAGATTGTACTTTAAACGGAGATACCCTTTCAATAGACAATATTTCTCTTGACATAAGTAAAACTGAAATGCTTTAAAAAAACTTGGCTCCTTAAAGGAGCTTTTTTATATTTAGAGAAAAATAGGTTATGTTATATAAAACGTCTGACAAAGATATTGTTTACAAAGAAATCAAAAAACTACAACCACTAAACTACAATCAATTTAGATGGTGGAGACGTTTTGACACCAAAACAAAACCACTTCCCAAAGGTGCTACGTTTTTACAACGTATTCAAAATGGTGAATTTGAATTTTCACACTATTTTTGGCAATGGAAACTTACCGAAATTGAATTGAATGATTTGCATGAACTATACAATGGTGATGTTCAAAAAATGCTTGAAAAAAACGGAGTTGATTTTGCTCGTAGAAAACGTTTGATGGAAGATTTCAACAAAGACGAAGCCGACCGACTAGAAGCACTTAAAAATGGTTTTTTACGTGAATTTGAGATGACGTCTGACGACTATGAAAATAGCCTTTTAAAATTTGATGGGACTACTGAAGAATTTTATGTATATTGTTTGAAAAATTTTGATCGATCTGGTAGACCAATTGAAAGACGTGGTCGCCCTAAAAAAATTGTATGAGAATAGGAGTTATAGCAGGAAATTTTGATGTGACCCACCCAGGGTACATCTATATGTTTAATGAATGTAAAAAATACTGTAATTATCTTATAGTACTATTACACGAAGATCCAACAAATGAAAGACCAGAAAAATTAAAACCAATTTTATCTGTCGAAGAAAGACTATTAATTTTATATTCGCTTAAACAGGTAAACCTAGTTATGACCTATAAAACAGAAGCAGAACTTTATGACATTTTAGATGAAATGAATCCTGATGTTCGCTTTTTAGGGGACGATTACATTGGTAAACCATTTACAGGAAATGATTTAGATATCCCAATCCATTACTTAAACAGAGACCATGGTTGGTCAACAACAAAGTACAAACAATTAATAGCAGACAGTTTAAAATGAAAAACATTCAATGGTCAGGATATGAATGGCTTCCCCAAGAACGATGGGGACAAATCCACCCAGGAAAACCAATTTGTTGGTACGATTCTACAGCTATACAAGTAAACAGTGAAAGTGAAATTGTATTAAAAACACACTACAACCCACAACAATTTGATGATGTAATTTCACCAATTGGAGTAGGGTTGATTTCATGTACTGAAAAATTTAGTTATGGAACTTTTAGTATAGAAGCTAAACTACCTAAAGGACCATATTTATGGCCTGCTTTTTGGATGTATGCTTGGGAATCTTGGCCACCTGAAATAGATGTGTTTGAAGCATATTCAAATAGTAGATCAAGTTATTTTAATTGGGATTGGAGAAGTTTATTCGGTAAACTATGGAGAGTAGAAACCAACATACATTTAGGTAAAACCCCTAACAATTACAGTTTAGGAGCCCAACCAGAATACATCGGCTTTACTTCCCCAACAGAAAAATTTAACACATATACAGTTGATTGGACACCAACTTACATCAAAATATACTACAATAACAAACTAGTTAGGCAAGTAACAGACCCAGATGTGCTAAAACAACTTGAAGGAAAAACTATGAACGTGATTGTAAACAATGGTGTTCAAAACTCATACCCCCTTGACAGTAACTTACAAACCGAATTAATAGCACGTAATTTTAGATATATCCCATATGAACAATAAAGTTGAATTACTAGGATATTATGGAGATGATCTAATCCATGCCTGCTCAGCTTGGACAAGTACATCTCGAGAACTTACCCCTGAAAAAATAGAACGTGTACCTAAACTATTAACAATGTTAGCAAGTGAAGGACACCACACTCCATTTGAAAAATCTAGTTTACACTTTTTAGTGACAGTAGATCAAGCAACTCACATTCACTTACTTAAACATAGAATTGGAGTCTCTATTAATGGTGAAAGTGCTAGATATAAAGAATTAAAAGAAGATAAAACATATTTACCTTCAGATTGGCCTGAAAGATGGGACACTGCATTACGTAATTTTACATATGAAGCAAATTCCCTTTACCATATGTGTTTAGAGGAATTAACTCCAATATTGGGTCGCAAACGTGCTAAAGAATCTGCTCGTTTCTTTAAAACATTCAACTCCCAAATTACTATGGACCTTATGTTTAATTGGAGAAGCTTTGCTCATTTTCAACAACTTAGAAACAGTGAACATGCTCAAGTTGAAGTAAGAGAATTAGCACAACAAATGTTAGAACTAGTTAAAAATATTGAAAACAACCCCTTTAAACACACAATAGAAGCATTTAAACTATGAGTAGAGACACTTCATGGGATGACCCAATTCTTTCAGATGGTGATTTTCCAACACATCCACAACAACCAAACCCAGTTAAACGAGTCCCTAACAAATATCTTATTATAGGACTTGCTGCATTCATTTTAGAAACAGCATCTACTATGTACATTGCAACAGTAGCAGATCGTAGTATTGCAATGATATTTTGGGCATTTATTGGACCATTTTTAGGTCTACCATTTGTAGGGTACATGGTTGAATCAAAATCATGGCCTGATCGATTCAAAATGGCATTAGCATCTTCTATTGGTTATGTAATAGGAGCAACAATTATTTACATCTTAAACATTTAAAAATGGCAAAAATAGCCCGTTATAAACGAATATACCTTGAATACAAAAATGCTTCCAAACAAGAAGTTTGGGAAGGAGTTAGAGACAATTTTATTTGGGGATTTTTAGGTTCTACTCTTATAGTATTTGCTACTACAAAAATAGATATAGCTGTTTTACTATCTTATTTAGCATACTACTTTTATGTAGGTAGAATTGTTAACAGACCAAAATATGTAACTGATTTAGGTAAACTAATAGTTTTTCCATTTCCAACAGCTTTAGGGGCATTTGTAGGTTACAAAGTAAGTTATCTTTTTAGCTCATTTATTGTAAAATATTTGGCTGGTTAAAAATTCTTTTGTATATTAAACATATAAAAATAAGAGTTATGACGTTTAAGACAAAAGCAAAAAGCCAATTCAAGTTATTTTTGAGGCGTTTAGGTTTCCTTTGTAGAAAACCAACTAAAACAACTCGACGTCTTCGAGTAGTCAAAACCCTTAATCCTAATGGCACTATAACAGAATATAATTCACCTATTTTTAAAATGCCTGAAAACACTTATGGTATTGAATCTGAAATCCATGTGTACCTAGAAGAAAAAAAATTATCGAATCCAAATTGTAAATTTGATACAAATGCAAAAACCTGTATTTGTGGAAAAACAATGGAAGAATTTTTAATAGGCCAATGCCGCAATAAAAAGTAATCCCTTAAAATAAGTTATATGAAAACAGTTTTGACAAAAGAACAAGTAATGGTAACCCTTAAAAAAGTATTTAGCTATTTAATTATAGCAGGAGCCCTAGTAGCAGGATTTGGAATTGGAAGATTTACCCAATCATACCCACCATCAAAAAAATCAAACCCATATCAAGCAATCCATTCAATTAAAAATGTTTCAATTGCAGTAAATGAAAGCAATGAATTGATGCTCATAGACCGAAGTACAGGAAAATATCAAATGTATTCAGATTCTATTGGTGTAGCTATTTTTAAAATGTATTCAAACCGAATTTACCAAAATGCTAGCTCGAATGAGTAAATTGAAATTTTTAGGTATAGCCGCTATTGCTTTAGCGGTTATATCTTCCTTTAGGTTTGATCCACCTGAAGAAGTAAAACAACCACTGCGAGATATGTCTCCGGTTAAATCAACGGATCCACCATGTTTACAAATGTATTTCTATATTGAAAAATATGCAGACAGTTTTAACATACCAAAACGATATGCTTATGGAATTGCATTTGCAGAAACAAGATATAAAGGACCATTCCATTGGAAATACAACCACGCACAAACGTCTTGTGTAGGCGCAGAAGGACCGATGCAAATTATGTTGCCCACAGCTCATGGAAATAATAAAGATAGAGTTTCTCGCGAACGTTTACGAACAGATATAGAATATAACGTGAGAACATCTATGAAATTGCTCCGTAAACTACACAACATTTATGGAAGCTGGAAACTTGTATTTGGGTGCTATAACACAGGAAGACCTTGTGTAAATGGATACGCAGAAAATGTATATAATCACAAAATAGATTGGAGATGAGAAAAGTAGTTTGTATAAACGATAGAAAACAACCTGAAGGAGGAGAACTTGTTGAAGGAAAAGAATATGAAGTTGAGGAAGAGTTTACCAACAACTATGAACAAAAAACATTTGTTATAGCAGGTATTAATAATTACGGAATGACCAAACTTGGAATGCGTTGGTATGGTTATGACGCAAAACGATTTGCAGATTTAGATGCTTTAGTAACAGAATCATATGAACACGCTTATGCCTATAATTAATATGAAAAAAATAAAAATATCACACGAGGTACCATTTTGCCTCTTAGAAAAAAGTAGAGAATTTAACGACTACGACTATTGTTTACCCCATTTAATGGATGAAAATGAAGAGTATCGTGATTTCTTCTACAAATCAAAAGAAATGGGTCGCTATATTGTAATGGATAATTCACTTCACGAACTAGGTGAAGCATATGATTCAGACCGTTTAATATATTGGATAAATGAAATTAAACCAGATGAATTTATTGTACCTGATGTTTGGGAAGATGCAAAATTATCAATAGGTAACGCAAAACAATGGGCTCAAGTTAAACTTCCTGAAGGAGTATTAAAAGTTGCTGTAGTACAAGCAAAAAATACATGGGAAGCTGAAGACTGTGTACAAGCCTATAAAAACTTAGGATACAAGAAAATAGCATTTTCATATGGTGCAGAATATTATTATACAATGTGTCCACATCCAAATAAAGATTTAGGTAAAGCAATTGGACGATACATGGTTATTCATAAGTTATACAACAATAAAACATTAACTATGTTTGATCGTGTACATTTGCTTGGAACTGCTTCACCTATTGAATTTGGAATGTATAAAGATATTGAATGTATTGAATCTATAGATACTTCAAATCCAATTATGGCTGCAATTAGTGAAATGCCTTATACAAAAATGGGATTGTACATGAAACCAATTGCTAACATGAATAAATACCAAGATATGAGCATTGACTTCTTAAACGAAGATTTAGTAGAATATAATGTTGAAATGTTTAGACAAATAAATAAATTATAAAATGGAATATTTAAGTTTATATGATTACCTAGGAAAGGCTGCAGGCCCAGAACTAGGTTTAGACGTATCTATGGCTGCTAAACAAGCAGGAATTGAAATTGGAAAAAAACAAATTTCAAACCCAGCATACATAGGTGAAATTCAACTGTACCCTAAAGATTTTCTTGAGTGGTACTTTAAAGAACCAGATTCTATCCATATGGAAGATTTACCTGGACAAATTAACACTGATATTGACGATGATGATTTACCTTTCTAGATATGGACAAATTAACGAAAGAAGAATTTGAAAAGTTTCGTGAAACTTGGAAAGAAGAATGGTACGATCATTGGAGACTCTTGGATATTGACTTTGAAATGTATATGTTGATGAGAGGATTAACCGAAGAACAATTTAAAAAATTAAATAACGACGAACTATGGAAAAACATGTAGTAATTTCCCTGTCTGGAGGAATGGATTCCAGCACACTTTTGTTACGCTGTCTAAAAGAATATGACACAGTAACAGCAATTTCATTTGATTATGGACAAAAACATAGAATTGAGCTTGAACGTGCTCAATCATTAGTAGATTATATTAATGGTCAAGTTGTTTTAGAGGAAAATCCTAAAACAGCAGAATATCCTTATAACATTAAATATCGAGTGGTTAAACTTGATGGATTAACAGATTTGCTTAACTCAGCACTTGTAACAGGTGGAGCTGATGTACCTGAAGGACACTATGCTGAAGAAAATATGAAAGCAACAGTTGTTCCTAACCGAAACAAAATATTTGCTTCTATTGTACAAGCAGTTGCTCTTTCAATTGCTGATAAAACAGGTGAAAATTGTGACATCGCTTTAGGAATACACGCAGGTGACCATGCAATTTACCCAGATTGCAGACAAGAATTTAGAGATGCAGACGACCATGCATTTAGAGTAGGTAACTGGGGTTCTGAAAAAGTAGGTTACTTTACACCATATCTTGAAGGTGATAAATTTACTATTTTACAAGATGGAGAAACATTATGTAATGAGTTAGATTTGAATTTCAACGAAGTATACTCACGTACAAATACTTCATATAAACCACTTTACCATGAATTTGCTTACGAAGAGGAAGGTAACATTGTTGAAGTAAAAGAATGGTTTTCTGATTACAAATCAGCAAGTTCCGTGGAGCGAGTAGAAGCTTTTATTAAATTGGGAAGAAAAGATCCTGTAATGTATGCTGATGAAGAAGGACCAGTAACATGGGATCATGTAGTAACAGAAGTAAGTAAAGTACTTGAAACACATGCAGGATAGTTGTATTATAGATTGGGAATTATACCAAAAAGTTATGGCAAAGAAAAAAACAATTAAAGTTTGTACTGGAGTAGGATTAGATCAAATTACCCCTGAGTACATTACAATCGAACTCTTTGATATCGATACAGAAATTAAAAAACCTAAAACAACAAAGAAAAATGGCAAAATTTAAATCAACAAAAATATTTGATGGGTTTAGCACAGTATTCCGTCAATGGAAAGCAAATGAAACTCATTGTTCGTTTTTACATGGATATGGTGTTTCCTTTAAAATTATCTTTGAAGGTGAATTAGATGAAAAAAATTGGGTATGGGACTTTGGCGGTATGAAACGTGCCAAATGTACTATTGATGGGATGAATCCTAAAGCATGGATGGATTATATGTTTGATCACACTACAATTATAGCTGAAGACGATCCTCATTTAACTTTATTTAAACAAATGCATGTAGAAGGCATTATCCAATTAAGAGTAATACCCGCTACAGGAGCAGAACAATTTGCAAAATACATCTACGACAAAGTAAATGCATTTGTATTAGAAGAAACAAATAATAGAGTATCTGTTGCCCAAGTAGAATTCAGCGAACACAATAAAAACTCAGCAATTTATGGACAATAGTTATTATACGACAACCACCACTTTTGGTGATATTAAATTTACATATACATTAACAAAATGAAAGAAATACTTTATTTCAGTGCAACATGGTGTGGACCATGTAAAAATTTTAAACCAATCATGGAACAAGTTAGCCGTGAACTACCTGTAAAATTCATTGATGTAGATGCAAATCCTAACATGACAGCAGCTTATGGCGTACGAAGCGTTCCTACTTTAATAGTAGTAAAAGATGGGCAAGTTGCTCAAAAACAAGCAGGAGTTTTATCTGAATCACAAGTAAAAGGTTTATGGAATCAAAATTAGGAAGAATAGAAGATTATAATAAAGTTTTACCAATCGTAGAACTATATCGTTGCGTTCAAAGCGAGGGATCACGCTTTGGACGTCCAACGATTGCAGTTAGAACAACAGGTTGCACTCACCGTTGCTACTTTGGTGAAGGTGGATGGTGTGATTCTTGGTACACAAGTATCCACCCAGAAAAAGGAACATTTACTTTTAATGACATTATCAAAATATATGACGAAAACCCTCATATTAAAGAAATGATGTTAACAGGTGGATCACCTACAATGCACCCTAAATTAGTTAATGAATTAACACATTTTGCACATGAAAGAGACATTCTTATTACTATTGAAACTGAAGGCTCGCATTATATTGAGACCGATTATCCTATTGGTCTTTTATCTATTAGCCCTAAGTTTACAAATTCTATTCCCGTTGTGGGAGTGGCCACACCGCAAGGTGATATTGTCGACGATAAAATGGTTCGACAACATAACAAGTTTAGAATGAACTTAATTGCAATAAGTGCAATGATCAATTTCCATACAGACTATCATTTTAAACCAGTATGGGATGGCACAGAGGAAAATTTAAATGAAATTGAAGAGTTTAGAACATCGCTTAAAATCCCTAAAGATAAAACATACATCATGCCAGCAGGTGATACTCGTGAGGAACTTATTAAAATGTATCCACTAGTATTTGATATGTGTGCTGAAAAAGGATACAATATGACAGGTAGAGATCACATTATTGCATTTGATACAAAGAGAGGTGTTTAAAAATACTTGGATACCCCAAGAACCTTATTTATATTTACAACAAATTAAAGTTATATGTCAGAAAACACACGTAGAAAAAAACACACAGAACTAGAATGTGTACAAGTAGGTTATGCAAACGGAGTTGCACCTGGATTTCCACTTACAGACGAGCAAAAATGGGATATGGTTGATAAAGCAGAAGCTGCTTATGGCCAATTCCTAGATGCTTTAGGATGTGATTGGCGAAACGACCCAAATTCATCAGAAACACCTCGTCGAGTAGCTAAAGCTTATGTATTTGATTTATGGGAAGGTAGATATACTGCAATGTCAGATATTACTTCATTCCCATCAGACGGATACGATGGTATTGTAATTGAAAGAAACATTCCAATTACTTCAATGTGTTCACACCACCACCAAACAATTGGAGGAGTAGTTCATATTGGTTATGTAGTTGGAGAAGGTGGTAGAGTAATTGGTTTATCTAAATTAAACCGTATTGCAGAACTATTCGCTCGTAGAGGAGCTATTCAAGAACAATTAACTTCAGCTATTCACAATGCAGTAAACAAAGTATGTGAAAAAAATAGAGGTATTATCGTTACAGTAGTAGCAACTCACAATTGTGTATCTTGTAGAGGAATAAAACATCAAGGTGCTTCAATGGTTACAACAAAAGCATCAGGTGTGTTTATGGAAAACGATAACCAAGCACGTAAGGAATTTTTCGATAGTATTAAAATCAATAATGGCGGACACCAAATTTAAAAATTATGGACAGAACACAATTACTCTATGAGGCTTTAGAGTCAAAATATCTAGCCCAAATTGCAGGAGCAAAAGCAACACTAGCAATTTATTTTACAAACCCAGTTGGTATTGGAGAACATCCACAACATCTTGAGGAAATGGACAATTTTATAGCTCAATTAGCTGAAGCTGAAGATAAACTTGGAACTTTAAGACATTTAAAATTAATTGACCCTACAACCCCATTTTAATATGAGCCCACTAGAACAAAAACAAGACGAGTTAATTGAATTGCTTTATGGACAAGTTATGGACCTTACAATAATGTCTAAAATTGAACTTGGAGATGATGTAATAGAAAAATTTCGTACATTAAGAAGTGAAATTACTCAAATGAAAGAAAGTTATGTACCTTTTGTGTCAGAAGTTGAAGAGTTTAATGCAGTAATGGGAAAACCCAATAATTATACCCCGAACATCCCCGATAAAAATGAATGGATGTTTGTCTATAATTTCATTTTAGAAGAATTGGAGGAGTATAAACATGCATGCGAAACAGGAAACATCGTTGAAGTTCTTGATGCTTTATGTGACATTACCTACGTTTCATTGGGTAACGGTGCTATGTTACATGGTCTTAAGGATAAAGTATGGCCGGCATATCAAGAAGTACAAGCATCGAATCTTAGTAAAGCTTGCACAAGTAAAGAGGATGCAC